AGCTGTATCAGACTTCCCATCAACTGATAATATCAGTTTTTTTAATCTAGTAGTTAGTTCTGAACTTGCATCTTTAGATATTTTTTTCAAAGCTTTTAATTCAGCTTCTATATCTTTTTCATCATGTCCATTTAACAATTTAAACGTGATTGGTCTTTTTGAATTTGGTAAATCATATGAAAATTGGTTTTGACCTCTAGGTAACTTACTAAAGTCTAATTCTACTGGTTCTAGTTTAGATAAATTAGCAATTTGTTCTTCACCATCATATGTAAATTCATAATCTTTACCATAACCAAGAATACGAGCAGCTACCATAATAGCATTCTTATCACCAATTAACAAATCATTAACATTTATTGTTTTATCTACAATTAGAGATTGTAATAATTTATCAATTACAACTCCTTGTTTTATTAGATTCTGAGAGGTTAGAATATCCTCTTCTTTTGCGGTCATGTATTTTACTTCTACTGTACCCTTAGATAGTGGGTGACCGTCAACATAGAAGTGTCCTTTGGATGGTAAGTCTACCACCTCAGTAGGAAATTTAAATTCAGCCATGTATGACTCCTTTATATTGTATTAATATATATAACTAATTTTGTTGTAAAACTATTTTATTTTTTTCCGAACTTTTCAGCTGCTGTAACTCCCAATCCCACTACGGATATGTACATAAAACATTCTAATATTTTATCTTTTACATCAAATGTGGTAAAGGTGTCTGCACCCCAACAACAAATCAACATAAAGAAAGCAGCAAAGCCAACAGTTCTCTTTGATGATATTTTAGCATCACTTGATAGCATTTCTGTTAAAAAACTCATATTTACTCCTTAGAATTGTAAGATAGCGTAATCGTATTTAAGTGTTAATTCTATCTCTGCTGGATCTGTTGAAGCGTAATCTAAATCACCAAAGTTAGCTGCTTCAATATAAGTACCTTTCAATACCCATTCTTCAACAACATCACCAACTGGTCCTAACAAATTAAATGTAACATCTTTTTTATAAAAGTCTGAGTATCCATCACGACCTGTAACCGATTCGTGTGATAAACGAATCCATTCCATAACACCTTGTGCTGCTGATGGAACAACAGGATCATAAAGAGTAACTGTGATAGGTTGCCAAGCACCTTTACCCTTGATATAACGTTTAACATTTATATGGTCTAAAACTATTTCCTCAAATTGAATTGATGGTCTATTTGCTGTTTTTACCAAGTATGATGGAATACCCTCTATGTACATGATGAACCGATTTTTTGTTTTCGGTTCAAACGGTGTGAACATAATTTCCGAAGGATCTAGTGTAGCCATTCTTTGTTCTCCTAAAAGTCGTTTATTTCTACTCATAAATAAATATCAATTAAAGAAATTTTCATCAAATAAAACAAAAAACCCCTCATAAAGAGGGGCTTTTTAGGTATTAGTGGTTAACTAATCTTACTCAGGAAACGTAGCTCCTGTTGGTTGTACTACGAAATCAAGTACAATGAACTCTGCAGTTCTTGTAGGTTGAACAAATATCTGTCCTACCAATTGATTTCTATCTACAACGTCTGGTGTGTTGTTAGTGTCATCCATGACAACTCTAAAAGCACTTAAACCACTATTCTGTTGTACTTGTTCTAGATACGGATTCACAATGTTTAAGAATCTATTTCTTAACGCTTGTGTATTCTGTTCAAATACTAAGTATCTTGATGAACTTGCAATAAATTTTCTTAATGCAATTAACAATCTACGAACATTGATTCTATCTAGAGCTGATGGTTTAGATTGTAGTGTCTTTTGTCCAAATACAACAACTCCTTGACCAGGAAATGAAGCAATTGGATTAACTCTACCTTCATAAAGTTCATCTCTTTCAGCATGAGTCAATCTTGTCTTAGCTTCTAATACAGAAGTTAATCCACCACGATTTAATCCAGCTGGAGCAAACCATTCATGAGCTACTCTATCAGTATACGAAATCACACCAGGTAAAACTACCGATGGTGGCACCCATACTGGTCTAGCAGTATCACGATTAGGTATCTTTACCCAAGGATAATATGTAGCAACATAATTAGTATCTAGTGAACTAACTGTATCATTTACACTTTGTACGGTATCATTGTATGCCGCTGAATCCATTATGTAAAGTGCATCTGCTCTAGATTCCACCTTAGATATTGCATGGTTCGTGACTTGTGGATGTAATCTATGTATTACACCAGGTGTCACTAACAAATTGATATCAAATTCATCAGGATTACTTACGGCATTTAGAGCTCTTTTATAAGCTAAAGTACCATTAGTAGATGAAGTTGATAAATCAAACCCTTGTGTATTGGTTGCTGTAATATCTGGACCTGTATTATAAGGTGTTGCTGGATTTCTTCCATCAAAACCCCACTGCATTGGTACAACAAATTTTCTTTGTGCTACCGCTGAACCAGAAAGAGTCAATGTCTCTGACGCTGCTGAGTATTGTGCACCCAACGCATCCGCTCCATCATTTCCTAACATATCCTCAAGTGACATACTTACATTATTTCCAAACACAGCTGCATTAGGAACTGGTGCAAGATACTGACGATTATCGTCACTTACGTACTTACTGAGAAAATCAAATCCATAAAATACGGCAGAATCAAAGTTTCCTGCACTATTAGTTTGATTTTTATTAAATGAAGCAGACGGTACTGCTGTACCACCTGGTATCGTATTATTAACTGCTGCATGGCCCATAGGAACAACTGTTTTTGGATATTGACTTAAATTGTCGTCTGTTTTTGTATAATCACCAACTCTAATGTGTTTACTTAGATTTGGATAATCACCAAAGTAAGTTAACTTACCCTTTGAATCAATGGTCGCGTGTCTATCACCAATTCTTTTTGCAAAGTAATTTGGTGAATTGATATCAAAAGTTAATCCATCAAACTGTTCTAATATATTATCATCATTAATAGTATTAGGAGCAATAACTCTGGATTGTAATGAAAAAGTTCCAAAGTCTGAACCCGCTATATCATCTGCAGATTTTATATTTAAAATAGCTACTTTTATCGAGTTGTTTATATCACTACCATGAGAACGACTATATATTCTAAAAAGATTATATCTTGAGTTATTAGATTTTTGTGATTGGATATATGGTGTTCTTGCAGTGTTATACGCAACATTACCACTATATGTAGATTCATTACCAAGTGTGTCTATTGAAGTAGCTCCACCAGTAAAATCTAATCCATTTGCAGTGTTTAATACTGCTATTCCATGGCTAGATGAACTAGTATCTGCTATCAGATGAGAAGCATTTTTAAATACTTTATATACATATACAGAAGAATCTGATTGACCACTCTTTGCAGATTGTGGATCACTACTAATTACCTCAGTAATGAAATTTGCACTACCTGTACTAAATGATAGATTATAAGTTTCATCTGTTACATTACTACCAGATATAGTTAAAACAAAACTATCCCAAGTATTAGCAGATGATGATATAGTTGAATTATAATCTCCAGTATTGCCTGCAATAGATCCTGAAACAAGTGTGATACTTCTACCAACGACTGTTTTACTTAAATCTCCAGCTCCACTAGATCCTCTAGATGGTGCTAGTACTGCTAATGTTGTTCTACCATTAGATCCACTAAACTGTAATGATACAGTATCAGCTTGATACCCACCCAATCCAAGAATCCTAACAATTGTTACGACTCCGGCACTTCTTAAATATTGTTCCACGGTGTATGGTGTGTAAAACCTATCATCGACTCCACCAAATACTTCTTCAAATTCTGAAAATGAAGTTATTTGAGTTGGTATAAATGCTGGGCCTTTTTTGGTTGGCCCAATAATTGCAGCACCTATTTCCCCAATAGCTTGAGGAAGGAATGATAAATCGGTTTCACGAGTAAATACACCTGGCGAAACTATTCTTTCAGCCATTTTATTTTCTCCTAGTTAATTTTAATATACAAATTTTCAGAATAATCGTAGTTATTCTATTATAAGTATAACCCAACTTCCCCAAAATGTACTATTTAGAAAAGTTTTTTTTAATATCAACCTTCAGTAGACTCTTCTGCTTTAGGTGTTGGTGTAAATACTCCACTTTGTGGATCTAATTGACCAGGTCCATACTTATCATTTAACTTCTTTACTAAATCGCGTTCAGATTGTTGAACTGTTTCATACCCAGCTTCTAATTCAACTTGACGATTGTCTATCGCTTCAAGTTGTTGGTTTAGTAAGATTTTTTGTACAGCAATTTGACCTAATGCCGCTTGTTTTTCTTGATAACTCTGTTGTAATTCACCTAATTCTTTTAGTTCTTCTTCTGAAAATTTAATTTCATTAGATGCTTCTACAACTTGTACTTTTTCAGCCATAACCTGTTCTCCTATGTTTGGTTAGTTAGTTTATATAAATATAACGTAAATATGTTAAATACAATTTTTTATTTCTTTTTTAGCTCTTCTATTTTTTTTTGTTTTTTAGTTAAAATTTATGATTCGTCAACCCAAGTACCACTAATAGAATCAATTAACCACCCATCTCCATTTAATCCTACTAGCTTAATAAAATCACCTTGATTCTGAGTTGCTTTTGTATTAATAATTCCTTTATCATCAGTACCAATACCACCTGCTATATCAGTTAAAAACTTATCATTAGCATTTGGTTCGATAGTTAATAATGCAGCTCCGTCACCAGCAATATTAACAATAATAAACACCGCACCTATTTGAACAGCTGGTAATGTTATAGTCTGAGCATCAGCAGAAACTGTAACGTATTTTGATTTACTTATAGCATGTGTAGCATAAGCTAGTGTTCCAGTAGTAACAAGTATTGCAGAAAGACCATTTACTAATGCTCCACTATGTACTACTGCTCCACTATCAGAACCCATATAAACATCAGTTACAGACGTAGTTCCAATTACTGCGGTGTTGTCTGCAACTCCAGTAGCTCCTTTACCTATTACAATTTGATTTGCTCCACCAGCAGCAGATGGATCAGAACCTTGTCCAATAATAGTATTATTTGAACCTGCAACAAGAGCGTCACCTGCATTTCCTCCTACTATGACATTCGAATTTCCAGTTGAAGCTGCCCCTGCATTCAATCCAATATAAGTGTTTTCATAACCTGCACCTACTTGACCAAAACCAGCTTTATATCCTAATGCAGTATTTCCAACTGTCCCTGATTTATTTAATTGAGCTAATGCTTGATATCCAATTGCTGTACTAGAATTTCCATTAGTTTGAGCTGCCATTGCAGTATAACCAATCGCTGTATTGTATGTCCCTGAAGTAAGAGCAGTAAGGGCTTGATATCCAACAGCAACTGTTCCAAGTGCGTCTGCTGAATTTATTGATTGACCAG